TGTAAACGATGCGTTCAAGGTCGGGAAAAGCGGTGTTGTAAGCACGGCGAGAATTTTAGGTTTGCGTCGCTTGGACATCAAGGACTCGACTTGGAAAAAGGCGATGGACGCGATTACTGAAAGCATAACGGTTGCAAGCAGCAAAAGTTATCTTCGTTTTTATGAACGCATTGATGACGGCTCTTACAAGCAGATTCCGCTTGATGTGTCGGTACTGTAGGAGAAAATCATGATGGGAATAATTTACCGCACAGGACTTAGAATAAAAAACTTTGGCGAAAAACATCATGTTGTGTCTTTGGCTCGGCTGGGCATTTTGATTATGGACAAGGCTATAAGGATGAGGAGCGGGCGATGAAAGATGAGAAAATCAACTCACAGGCGAGAATAGTCGAGATTGTCAAAGTGCTTGGGCAGAATCACATAACAGGAATGACCAACAAGGAGATTGCCCTTGCCGTGAAAACTACTGAGACAAACACCTGCCGTGATTTGAAAATTCTTGACGAAGCAGGCTGGCTCTGTAAGGACAGCAAAAATCGATGGCGGTTAAGCCCGGAGTTCGGCGGTCTTGCGGGTCAGATAATCAAGTCGTACCAGAAAGCACGGCTGCAACTTTCAGAAGAAGAGGCGAAATATGCAAGTGCGATGCAATGAGAACGCTGAGGAAAAACAGCCTGATTTTTCAGACTTGTTCAAGAATCTTTTTTCGGAAGAACGCATCAGGAAGATGGCAGAACCTTTGACAGAAAAAACAGACGAGGAACTTGAAGACAATATTCGCTTTCGTCTTTTAGAGCGCGAACACGCAATTAAGGAAATCTGTAAAAATCTTTGCGTTCTAAGAGGCAAAATGAGCGATTACAGATTCAAGAAATTATTGAAGAGACAGGGACTCAAAGCAGATTGGGCAAAACTTGCTGTTGAAGCTGGAACGGAACTGTTGCGCGGAGGAAAATAATGAAAAAAGAAATTACAGAAGATACTAAGGCAATGGAACTCATGTCTCAGAGGCAGCACGAATCGGAACTTTCTATACAAGAACTTGATGAACAACTTTTGGCGGAAGGCGAAGAATTCAACCTTTTTGTTTGTATGCAGAGAGCAAGGGCAGCAATCAATGACACAGGGAGAGCGTTCGCCGTGCTTGGCGCAAACTTGCGGCTGATGAAAGCCCACCTTCCGCGTGGTGAATTTGAAGAGGCTTTGGAAAATCTTAATGTTTCACTTCGTACTGCACGCTATGCGATGGCGGCTTCTCGAAAATTTCCGAATCTGCAAGCGCTTGCAGATTTTCCTAGGTCTACACAAATAGCCCTCACCGTTCTTGACGATGACCAAGCGGCTGAACTTGATGAAACTGGAGAACTTAAAGGAGTAGGAACTGCCGATGAAATCAAGGAAATGTCTTACAGAGAACTTCAAAAAGCACTTCGAGAGTTGAAGGATGAAAAAGCGAAACTTGAAGAAGAACACGCAAAGCAACTCGAAGCCGTTGAGAATGTTGTCCGTAAGAAAGAAAGCAAAATCTCCGAGCTTGAAATGGAAGTTGCCGGAAAGCAGCCCCCGACAAAAGAGGAGCTTGCAGAACAGGAATTAAAAGAAGTTCGCAAGCAGATGATTATAAGGTTTTCCGAGATGAACACGACTCTTGACGAGCTAACTGCCCTGCTTGGTAAGGCTCAAGCTTTAGACGGAGTTACAGTAGACCTTCTGCAGTCGCTTTCAGATGGTGTTGCAGAATTTTACAGCCTCTTTGACGACAAGTACCAGGACTTTAATCAGGATATGGAATATATCCGCCCTCTAAAAAAGGAGGCGTAGACCATGTACGAGGAATTTGTGCGGCAGATGAGCGACGCAAAGTCGTCCGGAGAGCGAAGCGCAATCGTTGACGAGATGTGTAGGCTTTTCGGATTTTGCAAAGGAAAGGCTTATCAAGTTTTAAAAAGCAGTGGCTGGGAAAGCGGACGAAAAACGAGAAGCGATTCAGGAAAGTCTTCCGTTGATGAGAAGACTATAAAAGTGCTTGCATCTGTATTGCAGAACTCTGTGCGAAAGAACGGCAAAAAAACTATGAGTGTGGAGAGTGCCAGAGCAGTGCTTTTGCAGAACGGATTTGATGTGAATCTTTCATCCAGACAGTTGAGCGGACTCCTTAAAGACAGGACGCTTTCAACGGAAAGCACGGCAAAGCCAAGCCCCCACCAAAGAATGAGGAGTGAATATCCTAATCAGGTTCACTTTGCCGATCCTTCGGTCGCGTTGATGTACTTTGCACCGAACGGAAAGCAGAAGTTTCTGCGTGACGACGAGGTCTACAAGAACAAGCCTTTTTTGGAAGGTCGGGAAAACCTGAAGTGCTGGCGGTACGTTTTGACCGACCACTACTCAGGCACAATCTGCGTGAGATACTACGCGGCTGCCGGTGAAAACTCCGCCAATATGTACGACTTTCTTTTGTACGCTTGGGGAAAGAAAAAAGAGCCTCTCTACAATTTCCACGGACTTCCCGAACTTCTGATTTGGGACTGCGGTTCAGCAAACATCTCAAAGCCGGTCAGCAATGCGCTAAAGGCTTTGCGTGTAGAGACAAAGCCGCATCTTCCCGGCAATCCGAGAGCAAAAGGTCAGGTCGAAAACGCGAACAACATAGTGGAGTGCCAGTTTGAGAGCCTTCTTCACCTTGAGGAAGTAGGTTCTATGGAAGAGTTGAACGATGCGGCGGAAAGGTGGTGTGCAGCTTTCAACGCTAATCAACTGAAATACCGCGACACAAGAATAACTCGTGCAGGTCGCAAGGTTGGAAGCAGGACGGAACTTTGGAACAGGATTGAGCATGAACAACTTCGGGAACTCCCCGACGAAGAGATTTGCAGGCAGATTTTCACAACCGGAGTTCAAGTTAGAACGGTCGGTGGCGACCTTGCTGTAAGTTTTGTTCATCCCAAAACAAAGACCGCCACACGCTACAGTCTTTCGGGACTTCCCGAAATCATGGTTGGAATGACGGTGAACGTTCAGCCGATTTTGGTGAGCGACGAGGCTTTGGCTCTCGTAAGTTATCAGGTGTCGGCAATTGACGGAGAAGTGATGAGTTTTGAGGTTAAGCCTATCGAGTACAACGAGGTGGGTTTTGATGTTGATGCTCCTGTGTTCGGAAAGGAATACAAAAGTCCTGCCGACACTCTGCGTGAGAAAAACACAAAAAGCCTTGCAGAAATTGCACTTGCTGATGAAAAGGAAGTTCCTTTTTCAAAAGTCACGGACGGACAGGGCTTCAAAACACACAGCCTCATCCATACCCAAGCAGCCCCATTCTTCAAAACGCAGACAGGAAAGCAGGTCGAGGTTGCCGCAGGAACTGTCGAAGTCCACGACATACTTATCACGCCTGTTGAAATGGCAAAGCGTTTCAAAGCAAGGGCTGGATTCATACCAGACGGTTTCATTGCGAGCTTAAAGAAAGAATTCCCTGACGGAGTTCCCTCACAGCTTGTTGATGATTTGGTTAGAGAATACACGGCGGACACAGCCGTCAAACTGGCATAACGCCAAGAGGAGAATATTATGTTGACGATGAAAGCATATCAAAAATTCGGGTTGTTTCAAGACCCGTTTCAAGGAGATGTCACAAAAGCGGACGACGTTTTTCTGACTGACGAAACCCGATTCATAGCGGAGTTTTTATACCAAACCGCAAAGGTCGGCGGAATGGTCGCCCTGCTAGGTGAGAGCGGAAGCGGAAAGACAACAATTCGCCGCTACGCAATGGACAGGATTCAGAGCGAGGGACAGAAAATTAAAATCATCTCTCCTCGCTCTATCGACAAGGCACGGCTTACCACAAGTGCAATCTGCGACGCGATAATTCAGGATTGCTCTGCTGAAAAACCGAGAAGGACGATTGAAGCGAAATCCAGGCAGGTTGAAAGGATTTTGACCAATTCAAGCCGTGCCGGATACAACCACGTTCTGATGATTGAAGAAGCACACGACCTTTCAATTCCTACGCTCAAGTATCTGAAACGCTTCTGGGAACTGGAAGACGGATTCAAGAAGCTGCTTGCAATAGTGCTTATCGGTCAGACGGAAATGAAAGCGAAGCTCGACGAGTCACAGAACTGGGAAGCCCGAGAGGTTATCCGCCGCATTGAGGTGCTGGAATTGAAACCGCTGGGAACAGGAAAGGAAGTGGCTGATTATCTTGACATCAAGTTCAAGCGGCTCGGCAAAGAAAGAGCAAAAATTATTTCCGACGAAGGCTGCGAGGCAATTGCAGAAAAACTTCGCAAGCAAACAAGACGTGCTGTTGTGTACAGCGTTGCTTATCCGCTTTTGATAAACAACTGGGTTCGAAGAGCGATGAACGAGGCGGCGGAACTGGGAGTGGATGTTGTTGACGCCGATGTTGTGAATGCACTTTAGGGGGATTTTATGGGTGGAAAAAAAATCTTAATCACGGTTTCAGACGAGCAGTACAAGGCTCTGGAGAAAATGGCGAACAAGCGTGGATTGTGCAGGGTTTCTGTTCTTGCGAAGAGTGTAGTTCTGCAAAAGGTGAACGCTCCGCTTACAGATGACACACAGCAAATTGAACTGACACTTCCGAATTACAGCGAGCTTGAGAAATACGCCAAGCTAAAACGCTTCGGAACTGTCGAAAGTTTTGCGGGTTATGCAATGGAAGCGTGGATGGCGAGAAATCCACTCACAGCGGCACAAAAGGCGTTGGTCGGGAAAAGTATCGGCAAAGATGAAACGGACACGTTGTAGGTCTTCCGCACTAGTGCGAATGGATATTTCATTCCATCTGCACTAGTGCATCTTTAGGGGGAAAAATGAAAAAAAACGACAGGTCAAAAATCATTCAGTTGATACATATCGCGAAATCACAAATCGGACTTTCGGATGAGGACTACCGTGCGATTTTGGAAAGCACGTCAAAGAAATCAAGCTGTTCCGAGATGTCTGTTTTTGAGTTAAACGAGGTTTTGAAAGCGATGAAGGAACTCGGCTTCAAGGTCAAAAAAATGAAGACACGAGAAGAAGAAATCGGCTGGGATACGAGCAAAGAGCAGATGGATTACATTAGGGGTATGTGGGAATTGGTCGCTCGCGATAAAAGCGAGCGTGCCTTGTACCGCTTCATCAAAAGGATTACCGGAGCAGACCATCCGCAATTTATGAACGCTACAGCAGCGCAGAAAGTTATCATCGCACTGCGGAAGATGATGGTGGGGGCAGGATTGAATCCCGATTACAAGGAGAACGGCAATGACAAATGAACTGAACCTTGCGAATGAAATGGTGGCTTCCTGTTTCGCAAGGCTCGGCAAGGGAGAACACGAAACGGCGGTCAAGGGAATCCGCGCAATTTGCCAATATTACGGCGGACAGATGATTTTTCTTCCGAAGTTCAAGCGGGATAATTCCAAGACTGTGGAACAACTTTTCGGAATACTTGCAGATGCGGTTGGCGACGGAACGGCTGAGACTATGCTTGAAGTCTTAATGTCGCAGTTCGGCGGTGTTCAACTTTATATCCCACAGGAAGTACGGGCATTCCGTGATGAGGTGGCAAAGGAAATCTACGAGAAATATAACGGCACTGACAAATCACGCGGCGAACTTTGCCGTGAATACAAGATTACTTTCATGCAGATTTACCGACTGCGGGCACGGGCTGTTGAACTGCAGCGCAGAGCGAAACAACCGAGCCTGTTTGACGAATTGTAACAGCGGTTAAACTATGTGCACAAAAAAAATGAGATAGGCTGTCAGTATGAAAATTACTGACAGCCTTTTTTTATGTCTCAATGCAGAGAACGGAACTGTTCCGGCAAGGATTCAGATTCTGCCTGCAGGAAAGAAAATCAAGGGCGTGGACGGTCGCGAGTGGACACTTTCCGATCCTGCCGCCCTGTGTACGAGAATGAACTCATCTGGCAACGTTACCGTAAAGAACGGCTGCGTCATCGATGAGAATCACTCGACAGACCTTTCCGCTCCGAAAGGCGGAGAAGCCCCTGCTTTCGGCTGGTTCAGGAATTTCAAAGTGGAATCGGACGGCTCTATCTGGGCGGATGTAGAGTGGAACGCACGAGGTCAGAAAGCCGTGGCAGAAAAGGAGTACCGCTACATAAGTCCTGTATTCACAAGAGACAAGGACGGCAATATCACCGAAATCCTTAGAGCCGCACTCACCAACAATCCGAACCTTGATAACCCGGCATTAAATTCATCGCAGGAGACTGCGGAGGAGAAAAATATGGATAAAGAACTTTGCACCGCTTTGGGCATTCCCGAAACGGCGACAACGAAAGATGTGCTTGCCGCAATCAGCAAGCTCAAAACGGAGCTTAACGGAGCGCAGAACAAGGGCATAGACCTTGCAGCCTACGCACCGAGGGCAGACCTTACCGCAGCACAACAGAGGGCGGAAAAGGCTGAGAAGGAGCTTGCGGAACTCAACGCCGCATCGCTCAAGGCTAAGGCAACCGCCGCAGTTGAACAGGCTGTGAAAGACGGAAAAATCGCTCCTGCAAGCAAGGCCGAATACCTTGAACTTTGTGCGAGCGAGGACGGTTTTGCCAAATTCGAGAAGATTATGGCTGTAACGCCGTCAATCACAGGAGGAACTGTAGTGTCGGACAAAGCCGCTCCAAACGCAAATGGCAATGTGGAGTTGAATGCGGCAGAAAAGGAGTTAGCTTCTTCTATGGGCTACACCGAAGAAGATTGGAAAAAAATCAAGGAGGAAGGTGAATGATTGTAAACAGCACATCAATTAATGCTCTTCGCACCACGATACGCGGAGAGTTCAACATTGCGTTTAAAAACGCTAACGCAAATTCTATGTACAAGAAGCTTGCAACGACAATCAAGTCTACGAGCAAGACAAACACTTACGACTGGCTCGGAAAATTCCCTCAAATGAGAGAATGGGTTGGTAAGCGTGTTCTTAAAGACATGAGCGAGTCAAGTTATCAGATTACAAATAAAAAGTACGAGGCAACACTTGGTGTTGAACGTGCTGACATTGAAGACGATAACCTCGGTTTATATTCTACAATCGCTCAGAGTATGGGACAGGAAGCAAACGATTTTCTTGACAGAGAAATCGCAAAACTCTTGAAGAACGGTTTTGCAAGCACTTGCTACGACGGACAGAATTTTTTTGATGAGGAACATCCGCTCTTTGAAAAAGTTGACGGAACAGGCTCTAAGAAGCTCGTTTCAAATATCTACAAGAAAACACCTTCTGACGCTTCTGAGCCATGGTATCTTCTTTCGCTTGACCGCCCGCTCAAACCTCTCATCCATCAGGAACGTACCGGAATGGAACTTGAATCGTTGACCGACACAAAAGATGAATCTGTATTCATGGAAGATGTGTATCGCTTCGGAATCCGTTATCGCGGCAACTTCGGCTACGGTCTTTGGCAGCAGGCTGTCGCTTCAAAAGCGGACTTGGATGCAGATGCGTTTGAGGCGGCTTACAAACAGATGCAGGAGTTCAAGCGAGACGGCGGCGATCCTATGGGAATAAGAGCAACCGCTCTGGTCGTTTCTCCAAGCCTTCAAAGCGCAGCGGAAAAAATCCTGAAACGCACCGTTCTTGACAACGGAGCCGGAAACATCAACTACAACAAGGTTGAACTCATCGTCAACCCGTGGCTTGCTTAAAGGAGGACAGTATGGCAGCAAAGAAGAAAATCGAACAGACAGACATACTTCCCGAATCACAAACAGTCGAAACAGTGGCTGAAACTACCGACAGCGAAGCAGCAGAAGCGACGGAACAGGCGATTGAAACGAAAGGCTCGGAGAACGGCGGAAAAATCGAAGCGCCGGGCGGCGATTCCGGAGAAACAAAAGTTACCCCGCCCCCAGAAAGCGAGACGACGGAAACTCCTGCTCAGATAAGTACGGAACAGGCTGCAACTCCGCAAACTGATGACGGCAGCACTGCTCCTGCCGTCCCCGAACTGTCCACAGACGAAAAAGGCGGTGGCAACGACAAGACCGACGACACGGACAAAACATCGAGTGACAAAAATACGACTGCAAAGACGGTCAAAATGGTCTTAAAACACAAGAGCCACACACCGCACTATCACCGCTGCGGGCTTACGCTCACAAAGACTTTTGCGGAGTACGAAGTTCCTGCTGAAAGCGTTGAAAAACTCAAAGCCGACAAATGGATTGTCGTGCAGGAAAGCAAATGACGACGCTTCTTTCTGCAAAGGAGCTTGCGGAACGGCTTCCTTCGGGAACGCTTCCGCTTGCTTCTGACGGCGAGAGCCTTGACTTTGCACGGATAGAAATTGCCTTGCAGGATGCGACAGGAATAATCGTGTCGCAGTTGCCGTGGCTTCTTGACGAGGTGACTGGCGACATTCGCGAGGTGATTCCGCCGCAGTTTGACTCTGCCGTCCGCTCTTTCTGCTCTGACATTGCACGGCACAAGCTGTCCGACACTGTTACAAGCAGCGAGGACGAGCGCGAATGGTTCAAGATGACAATGAGCCTTATCGAGAAAATCGACAAGGAATATAAAGGCGGACTTTCCGGTCCAAATGAACAGGAGAGCTTTGTCGTAGAAGCGGATGAGTCGCAAGGCATACCAGAAACCCGGTTCTTTAAAAAAGGACGGCTTTTCTAATGGCGGGAAGCGTTGTAACTATTCAGGACGACGAGCTGAAGGTTTTATGCTCCCGGCTGAACTCAATGGCACTGAAGCCGAGCGAGCGGAAAGAGCTACTCGTCTCTATTGGTGTTGAGATGGAAACGCAAACCAAAGAGAGGTTTGCAACAAAGGAAACGCCCGCCGGCGAAGACTGGGCGAACATTACGGAATCTACAAAAAACTATTACCAGAAGAAGTTCGGCACAAAGAACCCCGGCAACGGAACTTTGTGGCGGCAGGGAAGCCTTATGGACTCAATCACGCATGAAACAGATTCTTGGAGTGTTCTTGTAGGAGCGACCAAAGTGTATGCAGCCGTGCATCAGTACGGCTGGAAAGAAAGGAATATCATTGCCCGTCCATATCTCGGTCTTAGCAACGATGACAAGGTGGACATTATCGGAATCATAAACGGATTTTTAGACAGGCGGAGCGCATGAGCAGATACGGCTATCTTGACATACGGAACGAGGCTGTCCGGCTGATACAGGACGGCTTTCCCAAATCAAAATACAAGAACTTGAAAGTTGCGGCACACGCAGGTCTGTTCACCGAAACCGAGATAAGGCGGCTTGCAAACCAAACGCCAGCAATCCTTACATCTTTAATGCAGTTCAAGGACGGCGAAGGTACAGACAACTCGGAGTGTCGTTTCGTGAGCTGGGTGCTTGTCCGTGCCAGCAATGCGGACAAAATCTATGACGACGGGCTGAAACTTGTCTCGCTTTTAACGCCGGTTATAAGAAACATACCCAATGGTTCGGTGTATTCTGGAACAGACATAGCGGACATCGAAGCAGAGAATCTTTACACGGGAACGCTTGACAGCATCAATATATCGATGTGGGCAGTCTCTTGGACTTGGAATGTCAGGGCAATGCAGCTTGGTGACGGTACATTCGCCACTGACGATGAACTAGAAATATTTGAAGGCGCGGACGGAACTCTTGATATTGAGAAACGGGCGGTCGGCTCAACAGTAGATATGGAGGTCTAAATGGCAATATCATTTACCGAAATTCCTGAAGCCTTGCTCGTTCCCGGGCAGTATCAGGAAATTGACAATTCGCTTGCAGGTGCAACAGGCGATGTAAAACGAGCCTTGATGATAGGCACAATGTCGGCATCGGGTACTGCGGCAGCAGGAAAAGCCGTTCAAGTTCGAAGTGCCGATAAAGCTAAAAAACTTTTCGGAAACGGAAGTCCGGCTGCAATCATGGCGGAAGAATTTCTAAAGCACAATACAACAGAGGAGTTGTGGGTGCTTCCTGTTGCTGAACCGAGTTCAGGCTTAAAGTGGAACAGGTCTTTTGAGATAACATCTTCAAACGCTGTTCCCGGAAGCGTGGAAATCTCAATCAACGGCAAATTTTCTGATGTTGTAGTCAAAGACAATGCAACTGCAAGCGATATTGCAGGTTCAATTGTTGCCGCAATTAACGGAATGGAAAACTGCCCTGTAGAAGCGGAAGTTTTGAGCGGAGAAAGCGGAAAATCTTCCGTAAAATTTTCTTCCGTTGTAAAAGGCGTTACAGGTAATTACAACACTGTTTCCATCAATTCGCTTTCTAAAGGCGTTTCAATTCAGGCAAAAGAGGCGGTTCTTGGCACTTTGAATCCTGAAATTGAAGTTCCTCTCAAAAATCTTGGTGCTGTCCGATACCACTATATCGCAAGCGACTTTGCCGACTCAAAAAACATCAAAGCTGTGGCTGATGAACTGAACGACAGATATACGGCTCTCCGCCAGATTGACGGGCGGTGTTTTATAGCACTTTCCGGAGAAATGGGAGAGTCTTCAAGCGAAGGGACTATGCTTAATTCCGCGCAGGAAGTGAACTGTCCGCACATAGTTCTTGTTCCTCGTGGAAAATCGGTACAAGCCCCTTGTGTTTGGGCTTCGGCATGGTGCGCAAAAATTTCACGCCGTCTTGCCGATGATCCGGCTGCAAACACTACGGATATTGAAATCAATGACTTGATTTTAGAGGAGTACGATTTTAATGACAGACAGACTTTGCTTTCTAACGGCATAAGCACATTCAGGGGCGATGGCTCGGGAACGCTTCTTGTGGAGAGAGTGGTTACAAGTTATACCGAAAACTCCGACGGAGCGAGAGACACCAGCTACCTTGACATTCAGGTGGTTGAAACCGTTTCTGCAATCCGCACAAAAATCAATCAGGAAGCCCGCAAGAGGTTTAAGTCATGGAAACTTGCAAAGACGGAAGAGAACTTTGGAGCAGGCTCTAAGGTTATGACACCGGGCGTATGGAGAAGTTTCCTTGCGGAACTCTACCAGTCCTTTTTTATTAAAGAAGCTCAGTGGTGTCAGGATTTTGAATCTTACAAATCTTCAATACTCGTTGAGGTTAAGGCAGATTCAAAGACACGTCTTGAGTACCGTCACAGACCTGTCCTCATCGGTCAGTTCTACATTGGTGCGGGCTTGAACCAGTTTCAGTAACAGGAGCGGAAAATGGCAGGATTAAGCAAAGTTATAAGGGTTGTTTCGGGAAACTTTGGGGAACTACCGATACAGGCTGACGGCGGAACATTCAAGCCGTCCGGATATAAAAGGGAAACGAAGGACGGTGAGCAGCCTGAAAACACATACTTCGTGGAAACACCCTCACACGCAGAGTTGAAGTTAAAACTGAACGCTTCCATTGACCCGCAGTCGTTCACCACATCGAATGATACGCTTACAATCTACACTGCTAACGGTCATCAGTACACGATGCCCAACGCATGGACTGTGGATATGGGCGAACTTGGCAAGGGAGCGTTTGATATTGAGTATCACTCGGCAAAAAGTCAGAAGCTGGTGTAAGGAGCGGGTATGGAAGGTGAATTTGAATACACGCTCAAAACGCCTGTTACTGTCGGTGAAAGAACTGTAGAGGTCTTGAAGTTCCACCGCCCGAAAGTCCGCGATTTCTTGAGGACAGACGGACACTCAATGGACAGCATAGCGGCAGACCAGGCGTTATGCTCCTCTCTTACAGGAGAACCCGAAATCATAATTCAGGCAATCGACATTGAAGACTGGGCTGTTATTCGTGTCGAGCTTGGCAGGGTGTGGCTTAAGTTCTTCGGCGTTAAGCCAAAGGAAGCAGACCCAAACTTGAATGCGGAACAGGAACTGCCGCTATAAAAGAGTTTCTGACAATCCAAGAGATTCAGGACATCGTGGCGGACATGGTTGTGAATCTCTTGGCGGTTCTTCCCGGAATGAGTTATGAAACTGCAATGAGTTTTTCTTGGGATGAACTGAATTTCTGGCATAAAAAAACAAACAGACTGAGAGGACATGAATGAGCGAGATAAAAGCGGGGATACTGCTCTCTCTGAAAGACAAGTTCTCTCAGGGAATCAAATCGGCTGGTTCCGGCGTTGAAGCATTTGCGTCGAAGGCTAGTTCCGCAATTCAAGGTGTAGACAAAGCATTTTCGGGACTTGGTACGGCAATGGGAGCGGTAGGCGTTTCTTTATCCGTAGGAGCTGCCGCAAAAGAAATAATCCAACTGGACAACAAACTTACTCGAATCGGACTGACTGCCGACGCCTCGGCTGAGCAGGTCGCCGCTCTCAAACAAAAAGTGTTTGACGCTGCTTCTGATTCAAGCATAAAAATAGATACTTCAAGCATAAACGACGCTCTTGACGTCGTGATGACAAAGACTGGCGACCTCAAATATGCCGAAGACAACATCCGAAACATCGCCATAGCAATCCAGGCAACAGGCGAGCAAGGTTCTTCAATCGGTTCTGTTTTTGCGGAGTTTCAGAAATTCGGCTATACCGCTGACCAGATTACAAAACTTATGGACGACATGGTCAAACAGGGCGACCAGGGTGCGTTCACTTTTGGCGAATTCGCAAAGGCAGGTTCCGCAGTAATTTCCGCATATTCACCAATCGGAACTGCACCGGAGGACATCAAAAAAGCGAATGCAGCAATGCAAATTATCATGATGGGCACAAAGAGTGCGGAGATTGCAGTTACCGCTCTTGGCTCTGCTATGTCCGAGTTAAGTAGCCCTGATAAGCAGCAGAAACTTATGGCTTACGGTGTTCGTGTCCGCGACGAGTCGGGTAAGTTCCGAGATTTCAACGACATCATGGCTGACTTGCTTCAAGTTTCAAAAAAAATGGGAAACACTGATTTCTTAGGAGATATTTTTGGGCGCACATCAATGGAAGCAATCCGTGCCTACGGAAGTTTCTATGAAAAAATGTATCCGAAATTGATGGACTTGGGAGACACGACAGGGGCAATGGAGCACAAGTCCGCGACTATGGCGAACACGCTCGCCGCAAACTTGCAGCAGGTACAGACGGCTTTCGTGAGATTTGCGGACGCAAAACTTACAACACCTCTCGAAAAACTCACCGACTTGCTGAACAAACTTTCCGAAGACCCCGAAGCGTTTAACCGCATTTTCACAGGAATCGCGGTCGGAATTGGCTCAATAGCCGCTGTCAAAGGACTTGCAAGCGTAATCAACATCGTCTCAAGCATTGCAAGCCTTAAAAAAGGCGGCGGAAATATAAACATAGGCTCTAATGTCGGCGGAAACGGAATGCCTGTTTATGTTACGAACTGGGGCGGCAAGGCAGGAGCTTCTCCGTTCCCAAGTGCAGGTTCTGCGGGCAATCAGACAATAGGAAAGACTCCGACAGGTCAAGCGGCAGGCACACCGCTCAATGCAGGTTCGCAAGGAAATACATTTCAGAAAATGGGAGGTGCTGCATCTCAGGCTTTGAAAGGAGTAACAAAAAAACAGATGGCAATGGGAGGAGCTGCAGCAGGGATTGGAGCCGCTCTTGTTGCTATTCCGGGTGCGGTTAATGAAATTTCAGAAATCAATGCCGATGAAACTTTGAACCGGCACGACAAAACCGTGAAGAAAGGCGGTGCTATCGGAGATGCGGCAGGAACTGTTGTGGGTGCGACACTTGGCGGTGCTGCAGGAGTTGCCGCAGGTGCGGCGGCTGGTGCTGCAATCGGCTCTATCGTACCGGGACTCGGCACTGCGGTAGGTGCATTGGTAGGAGCCGGAATCGGAGCATTAGGCGGCTGGCTTGGGGGAAAGGCGGGACGTGCAATCGGCGAGGGAATAGGAAGCGCAGTCGCTGGAAAGGATGAGGAACAAGTTTCTGAAAGTTTGAAAAATGAGTTTCCGGCAAATATGCTTCCGGCGGAAATGCTTCCTTCCGAAATCACAAATCCGTATATGGCAGGCGGACCCCACAGGCAAGGGGTGGAAATGAAAGAAGAGCATTCAGGTCA